TTCGCATAATGAACAAGATTACTCATATTTATCAAACCGGAGTCACTCGACTTGTAGAGCCGGAAAACGCTAGCGACCAGGAGGCAATGGAAGTTTTTGTTGACCAGGTTGGGCTTAACGATGAGCTAGATTACAATAATATGCTCTACAATGCCTTTGGCTATTCGCTTCAATCTCTCGCAAAAGACAGTGATGGCTTGCCTTATACGGTCGCAGTAGATAACAATCAGTTTATCCCTGTGAATATGAGTGATAACCGCAAAAACAGAATGGACATGCTCATTTTGATCATGGAGAAAGTCCAGAGCACTCAAATTTATTGGGTTTGGACTGATGATCAATTTATGATCATGGATCAAAACAAGGAAATACGTTACGACCTTATGCGTGCTCAATATGCAGCTGATCTTTCCGACAATGAGCTTACCATCAACCCCTACGGCAAAATACCGTATACCTACCTAACGCGCTCCAAAACTAAAATTATGCCTGAGATTGCAAAAGACAATCTGCAAATTGCTCTAGTCCTTGCCATCCTAATGTCAGACATGAATTACATTTCCAAATACACCGCGTTTGCCATCGTCTACACGATAGACATCGATGCAAACCAGTTACCACAAACTCCCAACGCTACGTGGAACCTTAAAAGCGGTAGTGGTCAAGACTTAGACGGCGAAAAGAAACCGCAAATTGGAACTATTAAGCCCGATGGCGACATTGCCCAACTTATTCAACTGTTTGGTTTTGAGCTATCTGCATGGCTTGAGCAATTTGGCATAAACCCTGGAAGCATGGGAACTCTAGACGGGAATAACTTTGCTTCAGGTATCGCCAAAATAATCGATGAAATGGATGTATCTGAGGTTAGGGAGAAACAAACGAAGGCCTACAAAAAGTTTGAAGCCAACTACTTTGATACATATTTTCACTACATCAACCCACTATGGATCGACCAGCCTGACTTCAATGGAAACAAACACGAGTATGGCCCACTTTCGATGGTTCAGACTGATTTCCCAATTCAAAGGCCAATTGTAAACAAGAAAGAATTGCTGGAGGAACTCAGGATAGAGTTAGAGCTTGGCCTTATCACCAAAGAAAAGGCTATCAAAAAGCTAAACCCAGAAATGAGCGAAGACGATTTAAAATCATTGCTAGATGATTTGGGGAAAGAAGCTCCACCACCAAATACTATGGACGAGGTACTAATAAATGAGTAAAGAAAACCTATTAAAACTTAAAAACTGTGACATTTACTACCTATTGTTAACGTATTTCCTAATCTTTTTGTTTGGCCCTCTAGCCGGTGCAGTTCTAGTCGTAGCATGGCTTTGGGCAATTCTTAGGCATAGAGACAGGTCTCGAGTTCTAGACGAAATGCTAAAAGAATATGAGGAAAAAAATGGCGACCAAATGGCAAAGGTTTAGCATAACACCTCCAAGCGACTTCACACCTGCGATGCGTCAAGCACTAGGTAAAGAAGTCGCTGAATTTGTAAGGCAGCGCTCGGAAAGTGGTCTAAACAAGAATAATAGGCCCTTTCCCAAGTATAGCAAGGCTTACAAGGATTCCCTCGACTTCAAAAACGCCGGTAAGACATCGAGCGTTGACCTTACTCTGAGTGGTGACATGCTTGCCGATTTGGATGTACTTAGCAATCGAAGTGATAAAATTATAATAGGCTACGATAAGACTAGCGAAGAAAACGCTAAGGCTGATGGTAACGTTAGGGGAACCTATGGCCAGTCTAAGCCTATCCCTGGTAAAAAGCGCGACTTTATGGGAATTACCAATAAAGACTTAGACACGATTACTAGAAATGTTCGAGATAGGTTTGAAAGTGATGAACCTGATGGCACTGATACTGTTGCAGCTCTAGCGATGGCTAAACTTTTAGAAAGGCGTAGCGATGGTTAGCAAATTCGAGCGCGACCTAAAAAAAGAGCTTAATAAAATCAAGAAAACGTTTGAATCGACCATTGATGCAAACGACATGAGAAAGCTTGGCAAGTTTTCGGTTGAGATGATTCATAAGCGAACAAAGCTAGGCTATGGTGTTGCTAATTTTTATGAAGGCGATAAAAATAGCATCAACCAAAAAAAGAAAAGGCTAAAACCTTTAAGCCCTGCATATGTGAAGTTTCGCCAACGGATGAAAAAAGCTGGCAAGCTCGACTCTAGTACGACTGTGAAAAAATCTAACCTTACTCTAACAGGTCAGATGCTTAAAAACCTTGGTATATCTAGCGTTAAGGCTGGTTCGGTAGTTTTAAAAACTAAGGGAAGGCGAACTGATAGTCGTTATACGAATGAACAGATTGCAGAATTTGTATCCGATCAAGGTAGACCTTGGCTAGACCTTACAGACCTAGAGCAAAAGAAGCTTGCACGATACTACCAAAATAATATTCTAAAGCCAGCATTAGCAAAAATTTGACAGGCCCTATTGACATTTTTAAATGGAGTAATCTATGATTATTAGGAATCGATTATTACACCCTGACACCGATGATGGTTCAAGTGGTGACGGTTCACCTGCCAACCAAGGAAGCAGTGCTTCCCAATCCGATGGTCGTACCAACGGCGGCGATGAGTTTGTACCAAGAGAGGTTTTGGAAAGTTACAAGAGTGACTTTTTTAAGCTTAAAGATCAGCTAAAAGATGCGAAAGCTAAAATAGACGATTTCAATAAGCAAAAAACCATCGAGGAAGAAAATAAGCTCCGAGAAACGGAAAATTTCAAGGAACTTTTAGAACGCAGCGAAGCTAATAATGCCAGCCTTAAAGAGAAAATAAATACTCTTGAGGGTGATGTTGGTACGTATAAAACCCGTGAAATCATGGGTGAAAAGGTCGGCGCCTTTATTGATCAAGCCGATTTCAAAATAGATAAGAAGTATTTAAACTTTATCGATTTTGACTCCATTAAAATGGATGAAAGCGGAAGCGTAATCGGCTCAAGTGTAAAGGAAGCAGTGGATAAGTTCAGAAATGAACACCCACTATTGATCAAACAACCTCGACCAACTCCCGGCGGTAAAGAACCAGGTAGCTCGTTCAGTTCTAAAAAACTCACCAAGGCAGAATTTCAAAAGCTTTTTCGAGAGAACAGAAACGCGGCTATCAATGCAGCCAATAAAGGGCTTGTCATGGATTAAAGCGTAAAACCTGGCTCTCTCGTTAAGTGATACTTAACTTTGGGAGCCAGAAAATGATCACGAATATCTCTGATGCTGACATCCAGCAGCAAGTGCGAAAGGCTTGGAGTCCTTCACTAGAAGCGGCTCTAATGCAAAAAACCCCTCTAAGAACAATCGGCCTTTACAATAACAGTCGCCAAGGTGAAGTTCCTGTAGGCGGTGATTCTGTTAAAATCTCTCAAGTTATTGACGAGGGAGAGGAAGCGGATCTAAGAACAATCGGCGTTGACGCGGATAGTTTCACTTCTAGGAAGCTAAAAACTCGCAACGTTAACCTAACAATCGATAAGGTTGTTCAGGACGCAGTAGAGTGGGATAAGTATGTTGACATACAAACCATTCTTAACCCTTCCGCTGAAGCAATTGACAAAATTTCTAATACAATAGCCCGAAGAATCGAAAGTTTTATCAGGTCGTTTATAGCACCAGATACCGCTTACACAGGCGTTGCTGCTTTAGATATTGCTGAACTACTTAAGGGTAGAACTCAAGCCTCTAAAGACTTCTGGCCTGATGGTCAGCGCCGATGGTTGGTAGTTGATCCCGACTACTACGAAGACATTCTAGGCGAAGAAAAATATATCAACCTTGATTATGGAGCAGGCGAAAACACTGTTTCCCAAGGCTTGATTGCCAAGGAAGTTTCCGGTTGGACTGTTGTGGAAGATAACAGCCAAAAAAGCCGCTACGCTCTAGGGCTAAACGGTAACTGGTTGTTCTACGCCGAAGCCCAAATGGATGTCAACTACTACAACCTACTTTCACAAAAGCAGAAAGTTCAAGGTGTGATGGTAGACATGCCTCTAGGTGCGGTTCTTTCTAACAACGGTTCCAAGCTTCATTACACTTGGACTCCCTAACATATAAGTAAAAGGTAAAGGCCCTATGACAAACGTAAAATGTAAATCCTTCAAGGATAAAGACCTAGATAGACTAGACGAGCGGATAAATAAGTTTTTGCAAGATGAGGGCGTCATAGACGTTACCTATGTTGCAGCCCATGAAGCTCCAAGGTCGTCACTATTGGCTGTAATG